AGTGTAGCAACTGACCAAAATCATGTAAATGATATTCAGAATAAACTAGCTAGTAATGGTTTTATGAGACAGCAGTTAGAAGTTTGTCTTAAAGTGTTTTCAGAAAAACACCAAGAAGGTGTTCAAGCTCTGAAATCTGCTTTAGAACCTGAAGTAATAGAGGCTGAAGTAGCGTAGTGATTATCAGAAGGTGTAGCCAAGGTCATCATGTTCGTGTTTGTCGAAATACGACTAAGGGTGTTACTCGTGTAAAAACCTATGCAGATGGGTCTACCGAAACCTTGGCTTATCCTTCGTCTTATAATTACTTTGTAGATGTAGATGGTACAATAGTTAAAAAATCTAACAGTTTTAAAACTATTGAAGAGTTTTATGTAGATGAATGTGAAAAGAAACATAGTGATGGACATGGTAGGATTGTTATAGGAACTCATAATTTAATTAATGGTGTAGCAACTTCTCAATCTGAATACCCGACTGAATCAAATACTAAAACAGAAATAAAAGATTTTTATGATAAGAGAACTATCTCTTATGGAAATGGTGAAACTAAAACGGAATTGTTGTCTCGTATTGTTATCAATATAGAAGCCTCAAACACTAAACACATGCGGAAATGATTTATGGACTTTATTCAATTATATGCGGAATACGGAGCAATAGGATTGTTAATTGTTTTATTTACTATTTCTTTTATAAAGCAAAGCAAGGTAACCGAAATACAAGCAAGTTCTTTGCGTGAATTGCAAATAGAGAATGAAGGTCAAAGTAAAAATATTGAAAACATTGAGTCAATATTGCTTAAATTTTTAGATAGAATTAATAGGTCTGACGAAATTGGTGACAGAAGGCATATGGATTTAGTTAAAGAGGTTAATGATATGAGTGATGTACTTATGGAGATAAAAGGTTCAGTAAGTAGGATTAACGTAAGATAATGGATAGTTTAAAAACAAGTGCAGTCAGCACAAGTCTAGGAGTTGTATATTACACAGACGTTATATCTGGAGTTTTGATGTGTATAATGTTTGCAGTTAATATTTACTACTTATGGTTAAAAGCTACAAAAATAAAGGGGAAGTAATGGATAAAATAAATTCTTGGTTTAAAAGTGTGTTTCCAAAACTTGTAAAGAGATATATTGTAAGTAAGAAAGATTTTCTTTGCAATGCAATGAATAAAAAATTAAATCTACCAATCTTAAACGAAAAAGAAGAGTTAGAGTTAATAGAAGGTGTATTTGATGGCATGATATTAGGTCTTGACACTTTAGAAAAAAAAGAAGATGCATCATAAACAAATAAAAAAGCTTATAGATGATGTCCTTTGGAAAATGGGGATGCACTCCAAAGAAGCAGTTGAGCTAGTTTTTTTAACTGGACTTGTTGAATCTGGGTATAGCTATATATCTCAAATTGGGTCGGGTATTGCTAAAAGTTTTTGGCAAGTTGAATCTGCAACTGCAAAAGATTGTATTGATAATTACTTAGGCTACAGAGAAGGTACATTTGAAAAAATTGCAAGTTCAATGCAGCGAGATAAAGAATCTTTAGTTAAAATGAGCGAAGAAGAGTTAAAAGAACTGTTATGGCATGATATATCGGCTGGGATAGTATTCTGCCGAGTAAAATACAGAAGAGACCCAAATCCGATACCTACGGATATAACAGAGATTGCTAAATATTGGAAAAGAGTATATAATACAAACTCTGGAGCTGGAACAATAAGTCATTTTTTAGAAATGGCAGAGAAAAGGAAAGACTAATGAAAATAGGGTTGCTTGACAATGAAACAATTCCAAATGCTCCTACTTCAAAATTTTTAAGTAAAAAAGAAATATTAGCATTTGATTCAGAATGGATTTATAATCGTAAGAATTTTATTTTTAAATATAAGATACCTTTGATGGTTGATAGAGATGTCGCTAAAGTTTTAGTTGACAAGTATGAATCTGTAGAGTTTCATAATAAATCAGATGATTACAATAAAATTGCTTACAATAAATTAAAGAAAGTAGCCACAGATAAAGGCGTTCCTTATAAAGAAACATTTGTAAAGAAAGAAGCCTTAATTGATAAGATAGTAGAGTTAGATGGCTAGGACTATGACATACTTTGATGTTGTTCAAGAGATTCTTAAAAGAGTTAATGATTCAGAGGGTGATATTTATTTAGATAGAGCAAAATCATTAGTGTATGAAGGAATAACTTCTTTAGCGATTGCTGAAGGTGTAACAGAAAATGATATTTTTGGTCTTATTAAATCAGAGACTCGAATTGTTGGTGAATTTTCAAATGCTTCTCAATTGCAAATTAAAGGTGATGGTCGGGATTTAGATTCTAATCCATCTAAAATAGTAAGTATAGTTGATGATTTAACTGATAGTGGTTCAAATTTTAAATATATAGAGATTTCTATAGAAGAAAGAAATAGGTTAAATGATATAGACTATAGACCTTTTGATGATGAAATATTTTATTATTTACGAGGAAACTATATATATTTTTACCCTAAAGAAAGAATGACATCTCAAAAATTTGTTATTACTTATATTGCAGAACCAGATGAGTATGTATATAGTGATAATATAAGTGAATCAACTTTTTTTGAAAAATTATTTTCATTAAATTTTATTTATAAAGTTATTGATTATAGCACCAGTAGGATTAAGCAACAGCAAAGCGGAGAATAAATGATTTATAAAGACGTACAAAAAGAAATTGGAAAAAGGTTAGGAGACCCAGACCTTAAAAGATTTCGTGGTCTAATAAGTCAATGTTTTGTTGATAGTATGTGTTCTGTTCTTGCTAAAGAGGAAAATTATAATTTAGTTGAGATACCAGATTTAATAAAAGAGATTGACCATACACTAGATTTAAAAAACTCACAATACACCGTAAGTTTGCCTTCTATAGCTTCTTCTGGAAGCGTTATAAGATTTTTAGATATTTTTCAAAGACCTAATGAAGATTTCGCATCTGCTTTAACTTTAAAAGAAATTCCTCAAGAAGAATACAAGAGAATGGCTTTAGAAGTTGCGTTTAGACCCACTTCGGAAGAAATATTTTATTTTAGAAGAGGCAATAATATTTATTTTGTATCAGGTCAATTGGCTGACGAGGAAGTTGAAATAAGCGTAGTCTTTCAATTTATTGAAAATCCAAACCCTGATGAATGGAATGATAACACAAATTTAATTAATACTTTAAATTATTCAAGGAATTTTATCTACAGGATAATATCTGAAACAGTTGTAAATATTTCAAATTTGCCAGCCTTTACTGGTCAACCAGCTAAAGAGGGAGCATATAGCTAATGAGTTTATTTCCAGAACAACCAATTAAAAAACAAGCAAGCGCAGTAACGCAAGCAAGTAATTTAAAAGATGGGACTGCAACTCAGATAGTCCCAATATTATTTTACGATGTCTACCAAGACATTGCTTTAGAATTACCTCAACAACCAAATATCTCTATTGTTAAGGCAGAAGTAAATAAAGTAATTAGAAGAATTAATGATGAAATTGGGTTATGGCAACAATTAGTACAGGTATCTCCATCAGCAATAAGTCAATCAATAGATTTAATGGCTACTACTGTCATTAATCTTGAAATAACTGATGAGGTTGAGGATTACGGAAGATTTAGATTTGAATATGATTATACGTCAGGCGAAAGCCGACTTAGATTAGAAGATAATATTGTTGAAATACAAGAAGTATATTTAGATAATGTAGAATGGGAACAAGTTCCTTATCAGAAAGTAAAAGATAGTAATAACGCAACAGAAAATTATTGGGCGCAAATAGGAAGATTTATTTATTTTCCAAAAGATTTATCTACAACCACAGAAATACTACGTTTGCGTGTCAAAAAATCATATTCATTTCTTGACAATGTTGTAGGTAAAGATTCAATAATAGATTTACCCGAAAGTTACAGGCAATTATTAATTTCAGGTGTATTGTATGCGTTAACAGCAAGACCTAAATTTAAAGACCCAGATATTTTTTCGGTAAATAAAGAGATTTTTGACATGGAATTATTTTCATTAAAAAACCAATACTCAAACTTAGAGGCAACCTATATGTCAAGAGATATGACATATAAATATTAGCAGGGGCTAAATATGACTGATTTTTTAAAAGGTAACACACCAGCAGCGATTTATCAACAACTTTTAAGTGTTGGAGGTTCAGCCGACCATGTTGGACTAACATCGGCTTTAAAACCTTTATTCACAGACGATGGAGCTGGAGGTAGCAATGCCTCGGCTTTAAAACTGTCTACGGTAGCGTTAAGGTTAGAGTCTTCAAATCAACTAAGATTTAGGGATGACGCTATTTATATATCTAGTTCTGGAGATACAATATTAAATCTTGTTGCAGATGGTGAAATTGATTTAGCTAGTGCATCTATAGACCTTAATTCTACAACAAGCTTAACAATAGATAACACAAACACAAGTAACGGAGTTGTCATTAATGCGGCAACAAGCGGCAGTCCAATATCTATAGGTCATTCAACTTCAGAAACGACTATTAATGATAATCTTACGGTTACTGGAGCAACATCCCATACTGGAGTTGTAACTATTGCAAGCGGCGTTAAGATGCAATTTGTAGATAGTAATGAATTTGTTTCTGGTAATAGCACCGATTTAACTCTTGGTGCGTCTGCTGATATAAATTTAACAGCATCTACAGATATTAACATCCCAATAAATGTAGGGCTTACTTTTGGTGATGATGGAGAAAAAATTGAAGGGAATGGTACTAAATTAGATATTATGAGTAGTGGTGCATTGGAACTTACTGGTGCAGCAAATTCAAATTGGAAGACAACATCGGGAACTATATTAATTGATTCTGAAGCTGGTGCTGTAACAATTGATGGTCATACTGGAGTAAATATTGCAGGAACAAATGGTTCTGAAATTGACATAACAACGTCTGGAAGAGTAGATATTAATTCAGGGGCATTTATAATAGATGGTAGTAGCCTTTCAATTGACGGAACAGATGACTCCAATATAACTATAACTGGTTCAGCTAAAGATTTGACTTTATCTGTTGCTGGTGGTGGAACGCAAACATTAGCACTCTCATCGGCTGGTACAGGTGCAAACGCAATTGATGTACTTGCTTCTGCTGGTGGTATTGATATAAGAGCAACTGGAGCAGCGGCAGGAGAAGACATTGATATTACAGCAACTGGTTCGTCTGTAAATATATCTTCAACAGAAAACGCTCAAGACGCAATTGTGTTAAGTGCAAGTGCTGGTGGTATAGATATAACATCAGGTGGAGGTGCAGGTGAAGACATTGATATAACAACTTCTTCATCTATAAATCTTACATCAACAGAAAATGCCGCTGATGCTATTTATATTAGGGCAAATGGTGGGACATCTGAAAAAATTAGAATACATTCAGACCAAGGAACAGACGCAAGGTCTATAACTTTATTATCAGATGTTGGTGGAATAACTTTAGATGGAGACACAGACCACGGTGTAAGAATTAATGCAAATGTTAGTGGTGCGCCAGTAATAATTGGGCATACCACTTCTGAAACAACGGTCTCTGATAATCTAACTGTAACTGGTGATTTATCTGTCGGTGGAGCAATCGCCTATTCAGCGTTAACCGTTTCTCATGCAACAGCAACCGTAGTTACCTTTGATAATCAAGAAACTAGTGATTCTACTAATGCAAGGGATATTACTTTAAAATTTACTGGAAACAAAGGAAGCGGAGCAAGCGTTGATGATATGGCTCATATCTTGGTAGCACATGAAGGTAGTGCTTCTGATGAGAAAGGGTACATAGATTTTAAAACAAACTCAGGTAGTCAGGGGACAAGTCCCGGTTCGGCTTTAAAATTATCAGCAGACAACACAGCGACATTTAGTGGAGCAATCGTAGCTGGTACAAACGCTATTACAGGTGGAATTCTTAATATAGATAATATAACATTAAACGCTAATTTAATATCTACAACAGATACTAACGGAGATTTAGGAATATCTCCAAATGGTACTGGTGGACTAATGATACTTAATACAAATGCACCGGGTAATTATAGTGTTAGTATCGGTCAAGCCTCAAATGCAGATGGTGTAAACGCCTCTGCAATTGGTCATACTGCTAGGGCTAGCGGAACAGATAGTATCTCTATAGGAGATGGTTCTACAGCTTCAGCTAGTAATTCGGTTGCGATTGGAGACACAAATACAGCTTCAAGTACAGGTTCTATTGTGATTGGTACAACAAGTCAAGCTACAAATTCTTATTCAATTGCATTTGGTAGAAATGCAAAATCCGATAGGAAAAGTGAACTTTCTTATTCTGCTGGTATGTTTGCAGCAGTTGGAGATAGTAGATGTGTAACAATGCATAAACTTGATTCTTTTGCAATGACCTCAAGTATGCAGAGTATAAACGGTGCTGTTACTGGTGGGGGAATACCTTTTGATTCAGATTCTGTTGCTTGTGGAACAGTTAGAATTGTAGGCTCAAAAGCTGGAGCGGCAAAAACTATAGGATTTATAATTGAATTTCTTCTTGAGAATGATGGTGGAACTGAGGCTATTATACAACAAACGGTAAGAAGCTATGATAGTGAGGACACCTCATTTAATGCTCAAGTAGCGATAGTCTCTAGTTTATTGTACGCACAAGTATTAGATGATTCAGATACGGACACAATGAGATGGTCAGCTTATTGGACTTTTGTTCAACACACATTTTAATAGGGCATTTTAAATGGCAAAAAGAGCATTACCTCTTCTTACTGGAGGGCTTAACAACGTAGCTCGTTCTGATTTAATTGATGATAGTCAATTGCAAGAATGTATAAATTATGAAATTACTGGTGATGGTGTATTAAAAAAAAGAACAGAACAAGCTCAATTTGATAATGTCCTAGATGATAAACTTATAACACTCTTTAGCGATATAATCTCAATATCAGAGCCTTATTATTCTATAACAGACATTGAACTTGAAAAATCAGATGGGTACATATTAAGCACTAATTATATTTTACTTGCATTTGGTAAAACTCATAATGATACTTATGAAGTCCATGTATTATACCTAATAAATAATTCAGGTGAATTAGAATGGGAAAACATAGCGGACTACGAAACTGACCAAACTTTAAATGAACTATTATTAGACTCTGGAATTATATATACAGAATTATCAGACATTCAATTTATTAACTCAGATGATAGGGTTATTATTACTGACAATGTTAATAATGCACATTTTGTGACAATAGATAACGATGGTTTATTTAGAGCTGGAAAATTAGGTATGCCAGCTCCTAAAAATAAAGCTAGAGTTTATAATATAGATGAATGGGATAGTTCTTTATTTGAAGAAGTTTCTACAAATGCAAGATTATCTGACCTCGGTTTGTTTCAATGTACATATACGGCTGTAACAAAATTTGGGGATGAAAGTAACCCTGCACCATTATCAGATACATTAGATATGCAATTTTTTAAGATTGATGCTAATGGAGCAGATGAAAGGTGGATTGATAAAGTATCTATTACTGGTTTATCAGTACCAGATATTCCTGAAAATGATTTAGAAGATTTAAAATATTTCAAAGTTTATATGCGTGTTATGCGTTATTCTGAAGGGGACACAATAGAAACATTAGACCTTACAGAACAATTTGAAATAATAGATAAATCAAATAAAACTGAAACTACTGGTAATGATTATACATTAACTGTTGAAGTATCAAAAGGTGATACTGTTAATTATGAGAATGATGTTGCTCCAATAGCAAAAACAGCGGCATCGCTTGGTGGTATTACAATGGTCGGTAATGTCCAGACAAAAATTAAATTTCCACATGAGTTTAAATATTATCATCCGATAACTATTGATAATAAAGATAATAAACATTATGTAGATGCAGTTGTTAAAATACGTTTATGGGATGCTGCATCTAATCCATTAAATAATGATACTGCAATAGAACATTTTAATGTTGATGATTTTACTAATCTTTTGAGTCTTGAAGATTCAAGAGCAAAACATATAAGATTATACGATGAAGATGCCACAACACCAATAATGGTTTCTTTTAAAACAGGAGAATTAGCTAGTTCAACTTCTGATTTTGGTCATATAGATTTATACATAAAAATCCCATTGTTGGTTGCTGGGTCTTCCCATGTAGTTTATTTATGTTGGACTGATGAAGCTAATATAAACGATTATGATGGTGTCCCAGACATTTATAATGAAATAATTCAAAATGATTTTAGTTGGAAAGGAAATATCGGTGTTCATTATGGAAGGTTTCATAAAATTGGTACTGAATCTGGCGATATGAGTTGGAACAGACAGCAGGTGTGGAATAATAGTCGAGTCAGAAACACTTCATCAGTAATTGTTACTCCACAAGAATTTGCAGAACCAAATAAAGGAGCTTTAAATAAAGCAAACACTAATATAGATGGTACATTAAGTTCTTTTGGTTCAAGTCCAGATAAATTATCATCTTTGCCACAATTTGAGTCGTTTGCTGATTATAAAATAGGTAACCAAAGTTATGTTTCAAATAATTTAAATGGGCGTATTCAATATGATTTTTTATATACTGATTTATCTGGGGCAACTGCAAGTGAATTAAATTTTAATAAAGGGTTTATATCTGGGACTTTAACTTTTAAACAGCCATCATTTACAAATGGTAATTTTTATGCAATATTTACTGTTTATGGTGACGATGGAAAAGACATGATAGTTTTGGGATTATCTACTCTAGTATCGGGAGTTGGTACTAATCCTATTCATCCATCTGGTACAGCATATTGGGCATATAGAATATATAATAGTAATACACTCTCTGGAACATTTCCTTATCTTGAAATAGCATTGGGGAGTTCTAATATTTATGATTTATATAGTGGTGATGATATAGATTATACTTATAATATATTATGGAGCTGGAGTCTTTCTGAAAGCAAATCTACACTTCAGATGTATAATAATAATAATAGTGAGTTTAATGTTGCTAATATTGATTCTGATGTCCATCTTGATTTACCAGAATGGTCAGATGTAGACGGTGATGAGATGAGTAAAATTGTCATTGGTTCATCTGAGCATCTTACTTCATATTCAAACGACCCCAGAAATACGCTTAATACATTATACATTGATAATCTTATTGTAGAGAAAGGTGTTTATCTTGATGATTTACAGACAATAGCACAATTGTGGAATTTTCAACCAATGTATGATGATATGATTGGTAAAAGTTGTTTAAATGATACATACAACAACAATATTGATTTTGACGAGACAAAAGAAATTAAATATAAGTCTAACAGAAACATGGTCAAATGGACAGATGTAAATGGTAAGGCATTTCCAGATTTATATTTTAAAAAAGTTAGAGAGCCAATTTTAAAAATAATGCCAGCACCTTCTTTTCTACAATTTGAGTATCAAAACACATTTATTATTTTTACAAGAAACAGCATTAACAGATTTGTATTGCAGGGTTCTGCAAGCGGATGGAGTGGTTCATCGAGTTCATTGATTGAAGAAAAACAGCAATATGGTTTATTGGCTGAGAAGTCATTGGTCAGAGCTGGAGATGCATTGTTTTGGCTAAGTGAAGTTGGAGTGGTAAAATGGGATGGTAAGGGCTTTGGCTTAATTACCAAGAACATTATAGACGTTCCAATAAAAGATTCGTTATTTGGCTATTATGTGCCTTTAAACAACCAATATGTATTACACGATGTAATTGATAATGGAATTAGTTTTGTTTATCATATTGACCGAAATATGTGGACACAATTTACTGGATTAGATGTAAAAAAATCAATTACGCTTACTGGTGGCAATCGTTTAGACAACATTAATTTATATTTGAAGGCAAATGGTACAGGATTAGATTCTTACCCAACAGAAACTTTTACAGAAGAAGAATCTAGTATTAAAACAAAAAGTATGTTTTTTGAAAAAGGAACTTTAAAAAGAGTAAAATCTGAGTATACTGGAATTAATGCAAGTATAACTACTATAGTTGAGAATAACGATGGTGTTGAGAAAAGGCATACTGTTAGTGCGAAATCAAAACAATTTAGAGGAATACCTTTAGGGGTAAATAGAGGGAAATCTGTTACGTTTGAAATTCAAAACGCAGAAACTATTTCTAACATTATTTATGAATTAGATATAGAAAGTGAGGTAAAATACTAATGGCATGGCAATTATTAGCAGCGGCATTACCAGCAGTCGCAAAAGTAGCTGGCACAGCTTTAAATAAACCTAAACAAGAAGATTTCAAAGCAAACACAGGATATATGAAGAAGTATGTATCTTTTCTTCGTGGTCGTTCATCTAATAGAGAAGTCGTAAACCAAGCGATGCAACCAGCTATTAAAATGGCTGGAAGACAAGGAAGGCAGATGCAACAACAGATAGGGTATGATACTGCTAAATCTGGATTAGGTGGAAGTGGTATTGAAGCTCAAATGAGATTATCGGCTGGTCAACAAACTCAAGATGCATTAGCAACAGCGACTGATAAAGCAGTTGCCGCTCAGACAGCAGACACAGCGAGAATAGGCGAACAAGCCGCTGGTATAACTGCTCAAATAGGAGCTGAAGAAGCAAGAGCAGAACAAGCTTACAAGCAAGCACAGTCACAATATAAAAGCCAATTAACTTCAGATGTTATTGGATTGGGAGCATCTGTTGCTTCAGCAGGTATTACCCAAGCGGGGAAATTAAATGAAGCCAAGTTAATGGCAGTGCGTTCTGGTTATTTTGGCAGTGAGGCTGATGTTCAAAAGATGATAGACCAAAAATGGAGTTCTGAAATGTTTACAACAGAAAGAACTCTGCTTGACCAAAGAGTAAATGCTTTATTAGGTAGTGGTCTGGAAATTAATGATATTACTAAAGAACTTGGTTTAGGAGCAGGCTATACTGGGATGTCTAATTATAACTCAGGGACTTTAAATCCTAACAATGCCGTTAAAGATGCCGTTAAGACTGTTGTTACCGATGTTGGTTCTGACGCTAATTCTATAGCTAATGCCTCTATTGGTTCTAAAGTAAAAACTAAGGTTGAACCTCAAATAAATAGTGAATTAGAAGATGATACTACTGCCTTGTACAATGAAACTATGGCTAAATCTCAATTAAAAACAAATGTAAAGCCACCAAGAAAAAAAATGGATTTTAAATTGCCAGATGGTTCAATTGTAAAAACTGGAAGTGTTAAGCATAAAAATTATTTAAAAAACTTTAAAACAAAAGCTCAAAAAAAAGCAATGGGAATTGGAAGAATAAAAATTTCTTCAGATTTAAAGAATAAAAGATTAAAATTAAAAAACGATAATATTGTTGTTAAGGCAGTAAATGAAGAAAACCAAACAATAACCTACACTAATATCAGATTGAATAAACAGGAGGAAATTAGTTTTGATAATTTTAACAAATTTGCAGATAGAACTTAAATATTTAAAGGTTAATCATGGCTAACGGACAAATCGAACAAAAATCTATTATAAGTAATCAGCAACCAGCTTTAGAGCAGAACCCAGAAAAAGATATTTTACAAGGTTTACAAACTCAACAATCGCAATTAGTACAACAACAAGAGCCAGTACAAGAGCCAGTACAAGAGCCAGTACAAGAGCCAGTACAGCAAATGGCTCAACAGACTCAACAGCCAACTAATTTATATCAAGCACTTGGCGCAATGAACCCAATGCAATTAATGGAGTTAAAAAGTAGAGTCCAGAAGCGTGGAGCGACTAGGCAAGTATATAGAAATGTAGGAGGTAACAGAGGCGCAGAAATTATGTCGGCTGTCAATAAAGGAGAAATGTCAATAGCTGATGCAATATCTATGTCAAAATCTGAATTAAGCCCTACGATGAAAACTTTAGATGCTGTTTTTTTTAAAGAAGGTGCAACTTCAGCCAGTATGCTTCCTTTATATGAAAAAATGAAAAACTCTTGGGAAAAAACAGAAAGAAACTTATGGATTAGTCATTATAACGCTTTAAAAAGTAGAGAGACTCAAAAAGAAAACGCTAGAATACAATCTAATAGAAATATTAGTGTGCAAGATAAAGCAAGATTTCAAAACAATGCGAACAATCAAGAATTTAAGAGTAGAGCGCAGATTGAATATTTAGATTTAGAAACATCTATTGCAAATGTTGGCGATTTTCAAGGTGGTGTTTCAGAAAATTTTAATACAGCATTGGATAACTTTAGAACTGAATATTTAAAAGATTTGAATCCAGATTTATCGGAGCAAGGTGACCAATTAAAAATGAATCAATATGTTAATCAAATAGCCAAAGAAGCTCCAATAGATTATCTTAAAAATGAAACAGGTTATATGATAGGGGATAAATGGACGCCCATACCAGCAAAAGATATAAGTGATGAGGCGAGAAGACAACTTTTTTCTAATGACCTTATAAGAAAAATTAAATCAGCAAAAACTCAAATGACTAATGTAAGAGAGTTTTATGAAACACCAGAACCTGAGCAAAATTCAGCATCATCTAGTAAAGTTGATTTTTCGCAATACATGGTTGAATAATGAAAGAAAATATCTATTATGTTGGTGAACAAAAATATAAGATACCTGAAAATTTAACAGAGCAGTTTTTAGCTAATGAGCCTGAAGCTCAAAAAGGTCTTAATTATCTAGTCGGAGATAGTTCTTTTAACGATATACCTCCATTGCTTCAAGATACATTTATGAAGCAAAATCCAAATGCTATTTTGCAAGATGATACTGTAGTTAATGATACTTTTAAATCTACTATTGCTTATGAAGATAAAGGTCTTGAATCTATCAATAAAAATATTGAATCTAATCTAAATTTAAATTTACCAAAATATGAGACAAGAAAACCTTTAGCCCAGCTATCTCCTAAACCTATACAAAAAGAATTGCCAAATTATTGGGAGAGGCTAGTTGCATTGCCTTCTGCAAGAAGATACTCTGGAGGTGGTTTCAAAAAGACAGCAGGAAGTTATTTACAAACAATAGGTGCAACATCTCCAAGAGGAGAAAAAGAAGAACTTATATCCCCAAGACAAGGATATGGTGGATATAAGCCAGAAATATCTGTAGCCGAAGCCATACAAAAAACAAAAGAGAATGTATTTTTTCAACAAGGAGTCAAGTTATACCAAGATGGTGTCAAAGATTATACAAATAGACCTGATTTACAGCCTACTGAGAATTATATGGACTATAGTTGGTTAGACCCAAGAAAAATAGCAAGTATTGTAGGTGAAGCAATTCCGACTCTTTTAGAAATAGTAGTTCCAGCAACTATAGCTACACTTGTAACAAAGAATCCAACTGTTGGTGTGGCAGTAGCTTCATCTGCTGCTTTTGGTATAGAAACTGGTGGTATGATGCAAACTGCTATTGAAGAAGGTATAGAGCCAAGCGAAGCTGCAAATGTGGCTTTAACTGTTGGTATGATAAATGGGTTAATAAGTGCATTACCAGCAAGTACTTTGCTAAGTAAAATGGGTCTTGGTAAAAAGGCTATGAATGATGTTTTTGTTAAAGAAATAATTAAAAGAGGTTTATATAAAAATATAAAAAAGAATGCGTTAGAGCAAGGTTTGGCTGAAATGGCTGAAGAGGTTCTTCAAGAGACTGTAAATATCTACGCAGAAACTCAATCGCTTGGGATAGAACTTACTGATAAAGGAATTACAGATAGGCTTTTAGCTTCTGGTATAGGTGGTGGAGTATTAGGTAGCACACTTGGTGCTGGTAAAGGTGCTGTACAATCTTCTTCAGCAAAACAATCTACAGAAATTGATAACGCTGAAACAACAAAAGATGCTAAAGAACAACCAAAAACAGAGGTTCCGCCAGAAACTGAGGCTGTAAAACCACCACAGGTAGACGAAACTAAAATTGAGGCAGACCAAGTATCGAGTGAAATAGAGGGCGAGCCAGAAGTTAAAGATAAAACTAATCTTATTGACCAAGAATATGAGGTTCGGTCAAAAGAGGTTTTAACTGAAGAAGAGTTAGTTGGCGTATACACTTCAGATATTGTTAATAAAAAAGGGGAGACTCTTAAGTGGGCGCAAGCCGAGCCAAAGACACCAAAGCAAGCAATTAGTCTTTTGAAAAAATTAGAAAAATATGTAGACGAAAGACAAGATAGTGAGAACGATTTGATTTTAGATAATGTTTATGAAGCTCAACAAGCAATTGATGGCATAATAGATGTTTTTGAAAATCGTGGTTTGAACATTGCTGATGATGGGTCTTATGAAGTTTTTAACGTAAAAGAAGTAAAATCAGATTTGGAGTCAGATACAGAAGTTGAGCCTGTAGAGGCATCAGAAACAGCAGAAACAACAGAAACAACAGAAACAGAGGTTGAGCCTATTGATTTTTCTAAACAAATTGAAAAAAAATATAATGTTACATTAGACCTTTTAGGGACACTTGAGAAAAATGATATTTCATTGTCAAGAATAGTTGTTCCAGAAGGAAAAAGAGGAGAGGGAGTCGGTACAAAGGTTATAGCTGATATTATAGAATATGCAGATAGAAATAACAAACGTATTGTCCTTACCCCAACAAAAGAATTTGGGGCAACATCTGTTAAAAGGTTAAAAGATTTATATAAGAAATTTGGGTTTGTTGAAAACAAAGGAAAAAATAAAGATTTTACTACTAAGGAATTAATGTATAGAGTTCCAAAAAATATAAAGACTGAAGTAGAAACAACAGAAACTCAAGCGATTCAAGAGGTTGTTGATTTATTTCAAGGACAAGACACAGGGGTTGAGTATACAACTAAGCTTGATGAGTTAAGAACTCTGCAAGACAACATAGAAGACCCTGATAGCCCCGAAACATTACAAAACGCCTATGCCCAACTTAATAATGCTGGCAGGGATTTAGAAGGTTTAGAGCCTTCTGATGTTGTGATTGCTGGTGAAAATTATACAGAAAATAGAGATACCACTTTAGTAGATGTTGTTAAGCTTTATAAAGGAGCAGACATTGGAACGGTTATAGAAGAGCGTGCAGAAGTGTGGTATAAAAAACAAGAAGAGTCAAATAAAAACTTTGATTCACTAATAACAAAAGAGAGAAAAAAGTATTATGAGCAAACAAAAGAATCAGATGATGCATCGCAAAGCAACCTCGAATGGTTTAGTAATAGGGCGAAAGACAATGCGATTAGTGGCAGACCAAAAGGGAAATTCGGTAATGCTCTCACACAATTACTCAAAAGATTTAGAGAATACGCCAAATCTCTTATCAAAAGCTCTGAAAGATTTGTTAAAAATGTTAAAGAAGGTAAAGTTTCAAAAAAATTAAAATCTTTATTAGATAGGTCTATAACAGAAAAAATAAAATCACCTAAAGAAATTCATTCTGAACTAATGGCTGATGTAGATGGCAGACCTTCTCCAACAAAAATAACTTATAGTCTAAAGCAAACAAAAGAAATAGTAATGCCTTCTAAGGTTAAGAATCAAGGTGTAACCTTTATTACTGGCGACCCAGTTAATATTAATTTAAAGGGTGATTATGAAGACTTTGGAATAAGGTATCCAAGAACATATAGAGGTTGGGCATTAGATAACCCAGCAAATGCAACAAAACTGTTGAATGACACAGAAAAAGGATATAACGTACTGGCAATTACATCTTTAGTTGATGTTAAAGGCTCGATGGTTAAAAATAAATCATATTTGAATGCGTTATACAGAGCTTTAGAAGATAAAGTTGGTAAGGTTAAGGCTAAGTCATTATTAAAAAAACATGAAGATGTAATAAAAGCAGCTAAAGAAGGGAAAGTAAATGCAGTTGAGATTGCAAAACAAACAGCAGTCCCAGATTTTTCACAAATTTCACGAAAAGTTGTTGCAGTAGCCAAAATTAAAGATTTTAGAACTGGTGATTCTAGGAATAGAAAGCATCCAGAATATAAAATAGAAGTTAATTTCCCTGATGATATTTCTGGGTATAGAGAGTTACCACAGCCAATAGACCTTGATACTTTTGTTAAGGCATTGCCTCAAGAAGATTCAAGGGCTAAAATGCCATTTTACGCAGCTAAACAATATTGGCTGACAATATTAAACCAAGAATCTCCACAAGTTAAAATGTTATCTGATTTTGCAGATACAGGTGACGCATCTATATTTGATGCAGAGCCAGAGTCGTATCAATTTGCTAGTCCACAAATAAAAGAGATTGGTTTAGACGAAGCAATTAAAAATATTAAGTCAAAAGAATTAATTCAGTACCATAGGTCAATAGCTGAGGTAGAAGTTGAACTAGGTATTAAGTCTATGACTACTGTTGCTATTGGTGAAGGGAATACAGGAGCAGAAGCAACTGTAATGACTACTATTACAGAAGAGGTTGCATATGATAAGCGTGAATATTTAGCAGCTATAAAAGGTCTTTTAGGAACACAAGAAGCCATCCTTGATTTTCAAATTAATGAAGAAGGTCTTGATAATTTATATACAATTAATCTAAATGCTGATTTAAAAACTTTACCAAAAATATTCAAATCTTTAACAGAAAGAGGTATTGAACATAAAACTTTACCAATTAAAGGTAATAAAATTGATTTGGTTATTGTGGATGAAGGTGGTAGCTTAGTCAACTATGTAAACAAAATAAGGAAGGAATACAATGCCAAGACCAGATTACAAAGGGGCAATGCAAGATTTATTGGAAATTTTGGAAACAGAGCCAAAGCAGACGAAATCTACATTGGAATCATCAGAAAATATGAAGGCGATACAGGACGTTACTCTAAAGTCCTCCGAGACCGCTTACCAATTCACAGACCGAGATTTAACCGTAGTGTCCTCCCCAAAAAAACCAAGCCGACTTACCAACTCAAAAAAATAACGCCAGATGAGCGTAAGTTGCGTGAAGACGCTAAGATAAGACTTGCAGAAATAACAAACGAAGGTTCTAAGATGGAGGCAAAGAAAGTGCCTCAGTCTATTATAAAAAGAAGAATTTTTTTAGGTAAAAGAGCTTATAAAACAAATCAATTCTTAAATAAAGTCCGAACAATAACAACTCCTACACAAAGAGAGTTGATTCCTTTTTTACTTGAAGGCTCAACATCAATACCTAAAAAATTAAAAAGACCTGACCTTGAGTCAATGATTCAAGATAAAAAGTTAGTTGAAAGTTTACAGCCAGTCGTAAAATCTTTTAGAGAAAGATATAATATATTATGGAAAGAGATTGCTGAAGGCAACCAAAAATTATCTAATAAAGAAATAAAAGATTATGTTACTCATATTTGGGATATACCATCTTCTAAAACATCCGATGTTGCTTCATGGTTTAGCACCTCAAATAAATTTACAAATAAAAGATATATAGAAACTCTTGTAGAAGGGATAGAAGATTACGATTTAAAACCAAAATTTACAGACATTACAGATATTTTTAATATCTACTCAAGCATTACAAATAATTCATTAGCAAATAAAGAATTTGTAAAAGATGTAAGAGCTATAAATGTAAAAGGAAAGCCTTTAATTGCTAACGCAAGTAATGCACCAGATGGTTGGGTTGAGATACATCATCCTGCAATGCGAAATCCTTTTACAAAACAATATTATAAGATTCATCCAGATTTAAAAGCCCCTTTAAAAGTTGTTTTAAGTAATAGGATAGAGCTTGATGGTACAGCTGGTAAGGTTTTATCTTCTTATGAAACTATAAATGGTCTTTTAAAACAAACTCAATTAGCTGTCTCTTTATTTCATCATTTAGCATTGTCTGAAACAGCAATGCCTTTAGCTAATTATCGTGATGTGCCTAAAATGTTAGGCGTTTTACTTAAGACTCCATGGAAAGGTTTTTTAAAAATGGAAAGCGAAGTTTGGCAAAAAGAAGATAGTGCCATTGATTTTATTGAGCATCTAGGTCAACTTGGTGTTTCTGCTGATATACCAGTACAAAAGATAACATCGCAATTAAAAGGATTAGAAGTAAAATTTAAAGGTACTCCTATTGCTGGAAAGGCAACCAAATTAGCTTTTGGATTTTACGAAAGATGGAATTTTGCATTATGGGATTATCTACATGACCATTTTAAGCTATATGCTTATGAATCATTAGTCTCTAACTACAAAGGTAAAGATATTGAAACGTATAAATTTGAGATGGCATCTTTAGTTAATGATACTTTTGGAGGTCAGAATTGGGATGTTCTGATGGTTAATCCGCAGACAGTACAAATGATGACAAACTTTTTATTATCTCCTGATTGGTTAGTCTCTACAATGAGACAAGCATTGGCTCCTACTGGGATTGGTTCAGCAATGAAAACAAAAGAAGGAAGGGCAATAAGGAGAAAAGCTGGTGCAAGATTTTGGTTAAAAGCTTTTCTCTATTATGGAGTTTTAATTAATAGTTTAAATATTCTAAATAGAAAAAAAGACATGGAGGATAATGAAGAGTTTTATCCAGACAAAGAAGATTTTGGTTTTTGGGATTATACAATGTTTGGAAATTCAATTGGAAGTCAAACAAGACTCTTTATGGGTAGATATAGCGATGGCACAGAAAGATACATAAGATGGGGTAAGCAGTTTAGGGAATTACCAGAGCTTTTTTATGACGAGACTGGTTTCAATGTTCCTCAAGCTGCTGGGAAAAAACTTGTAGGTAAAGCTGCACCAGCTTTACAAATAATTCCTCAACTATTTAATGGAGGTGTTACTTTAAGTGGCTTTCAAAATTATGATTTAAAAGACAAAAAAGGTCAAGAATATGTTTTTGGAGTATTAAAAACATTAATGAAAGCTCCTTTACCTTTCTCTACTTCTACAATGCTTGATAAAACAAAAGACTTTAACGCCAGCGATTTTGTTGTTCCAAGTAGTAAGGGTATGACATCAAGAAGTGCAGGCAAACTAATGGAAACTGCTTTAATTATAAATGATTTAGAAATGATTAGGCAAGTAGTTATTGCATGTACCTTTAACCAAATAAATAGTGTAAAGGTTTTTGATAATACAAAGAGCCGAATGATAATTGAATATCGTGCAGAAGAGACAAGGTTATTAAAAGAAATAAAAGATTTAGAAGAAGCAATTAATAATCCAAAGACTAAACCACAAGATAAAGGTTATTATATGAAAAAAATTGCTGAAAAAAAAGCAGATATTTTATTATCAAAAGATTCTAAATTAATGCTTGAAATAATTTTACCAAAAATAATGGAAGCACAAATATTATATCCAGATGTTTTTGGAGAACTAAAGACTGAAAAGTAAATAACAATAAACAGAAAAGTTAAAAAAATTAGTAAGGTTCGTTCTTACTTCTTCGGGTAAAAAAAAGGGGCAACCTAATGGTCACCCCTTTTTTTGTTTTGCTGTTTGTTTTATTTAGAATAACCTTTGCCAAAAACATTTAATGGTAAACTACAAGATTTATCTCTTCCAGTAGTCTCATATTCATGCCCATGCTCACACTTGTAGGATGTGTAATTGACGTTGCCACTATGACCCCCACCACTCCAAATTGTTTGCATATGTGAATATCCTTTTTCTGTTTTGACAACGGCAAGTTTACCATTGCATTTTTGTTTTTTCATTTTAATCTCCATGATTTTTGTTTACACAGTTTACAGCTAATAAATAACAATGTCAAGTAAAACCTTTCCTCGAAGATTTTACAAATTGTGTAATACTTGGAGTTAGGGTTTACCCTACTATAATTTGAAGATTCTTTTTTCTAAATGAATCGTTATTAAATTTACATATAATAAAATGTTCACAAATTCTATCATAAACTCTTGAGCCATACATAGCTACTATTTCTTCAGATTTTAAATTTGTTGTAATAATAGTTCTACTAATATTATTTCTTTTTATATATAAATATCTTTTTTCTAATAAACCGCTAAAATAATCATGGGAAGCTGGAGTAATTGGTTTTTCATCTCCTAAATCATCAATCATTAAACAATTAGAACTAAATTTATTATCATTTTTTCTGTCTGCTTCCATTTTATCAGTATAACTAGAACTTATAATAGATATATGCTCCTTGTAATGTTTTATGCAACTTAATATCTCCCATTGCTCTTTACATTTTATAGAAATATGTGTGCCTAAATACGTTTTACCAACACCAGTTGAACCAAAAAATATATAATGAAAAGAATTACCATTCGTCATATCATTATTAATTTTTTCAATAATTTTAGGGTTTTCTATTTCAAAGCTATCTGTTTTTACAATCGGATTATGTAATTTGAAAAAGTTACTCATTCTTCCATTATCTCCAATAAAGTACAAGGTTCTTCACAATATATTTTTTCCATTTCAACTTTATATACTTGAGAATCGTCATGCCATAAAATTTTATTACCAGCATCTAATACAAATTTAATTAGATTATCTATATCAGGTTTAATAATATATTCAATAGGTGGGTTTGGCTTTAGTTGCCCTGCAAACTTTCCAGTTCTATAATGTTTTTTGACATAAGGCATCTTGAATATTGCTCTTAATGATATAATCCCTTTTAAGGGTAGTTTAGGAGCTTGAGCCATAGCTTGAGCAATAAAGTCTTTCTTGTATTGGCTTGATGGGTCGTAAGTAAACCCAGCTTTTGTATGCCTATGCCTCTGTTGAGGTTTTGGCTTTCCTTTGACTTTTATTGTAAAAAATTGCATAAGGTCAACTATTCAATTTAAAGTTATTTAATTTTAAATAATTCCATCTATTCATTGCGTAGCTACCCTCTTTTATCCTACCTTCTTTTATTAATAATCTGTAAGATTCAATTATATATCCTTTCCTAGTGTGAGTCGATGGAAATCTGCGAGTTCTTTTTTCACTTTTAATATTCATTTTATACAAATATCTTAACTTGATTGTTTGGCTCAACTGATTTTTCAATTTCGTATTGAGCAAAAGTTTTTTTATTATGAGTTATCATTGTTGTTTTTACCTCTAATCCATCATTTTTTAATGTGTGGACAATAGCAGCCAACCTCATGCATCCAAATTTATCCAAAGCTTCAAGGGGCGTTAACTTGTTCCCACCTTCTAAAAAATGTTTTACTTGTTTTAATTGACTCATCTATACCTCTCTCTATCGATTTTAAATTGCTTTTTCTGTAATACCATTAGTCTATGATGTGCAGCTCCATTAATACTAATTTTATTTTTATCAAGCAAATTACTATAATATTTTATACTATCCCTTAAAGACATATAATAATCGCTGGATTGCGAGATTTTTCTATTGTTATTTTTTATAAACAAAATTTACTAAAATGGTAAATCATCATTGTCTATTTTAGGGCTATCCTCTGGTTGGTTAGATTCTGGTTGGTTAGATTCTATTTTAGGAGTATAACTATTTAATTTAGCATAATGAGTATGTCCTTTATCACTAGGCTCTTTACGTTTACAAATACTTATATTAACCCAACCATCGGCATTTTGATGCATTTCAAACTCATCTAAATGGATAGCCATGTTTAAAACACTTGACCCATTATCAAACATTTTTTCTTTAATGCTACATTTATTTATATAAACTGTTTCTTCCATATTTCTTGCTCCTTTTTTGTAACCAACTTTGTTTAATATCGTTGTAAAGCATATCGGGTTTCCAAGGTAATTTATCTTTATGACTATTTGCAATTTCTAAAATAACCTTAATAGCATCATCATATTTATCACCTACCCAATACTCAACCATTTCTTTTTTAACTTTCATAGAACCCTTTTAATAGAGGGCAGGCGCATGGAGTCGCCCACCCTCAGAACACCATTATATATTGTCACGCTAGACGATGTGTAGTTGTGGTTGCGTAACATAAGGTGTTATGCTTCTCTTGTTTCTGGAAATAAAATTGCAGGGTCATCTTCATCATTAAATTTAGGCATTGGAGTCCTAGTTGACTCTTGCGTAGATGCATTAACTTTCCCAATCTCAATTTCTTTTTCTTGCATTAACGAATGCCTTGGTTCCTCTACAAAATCATCTATATGAGCTGCTTCTCTCATTAAAACACTTTGCTCAGTTGTAGACTTAGGAAGTTTCTTGTCACAAAGTTGCCTTATAACAGTTTTATAAGCCATTGCATCAAAATCTGTTTGCCAAGGGCTGCTTTTAGAAGAGTATCCTCGGCTAAATTGTTTAGCGTGTGACACTATATCTTCTCTTGTCATAACTTGAAAAGCTGTTCCTCCATGTTTTAATTCTGCATAAGCATAATATATGTTACCTTCACCACGACTAGATGAAAGACTTGGTCTATGGTGAAAAGATAAACCTTTACTACCTTTTGAGTATTCAAACTCATCATCTTGGCAAACCTTATCATAATCCAATGATTTAATTAATCCAGTATTCCAAGCTAACTTCATCATACCTCGGTATTCAATTAAAAATTTACAATCTTGACCATATGGAACGAGAGCTGCTTCGCTCAAAGGACTGTTTGGCTCTAATCCATACCTAGCAGATTCCATCATCGCTTTTATAACAGAAGATGGGTTGCATTGTAACAATTTAGGTTGAACAGCTAAAGCCGTTAAACAAGCAGATTGGTATCTCTTAGTTGATAGATTGCCTTGAGGTAGTGCATTGGATATTTGGACATAAAACTCTTGGCTTTTAATAGTTTCTTTAAGACCCGATTGTTTAGGTGTCAATGCGACAGACCTGTTTTTTGCGTTTTTTATTTCAGACATTATAACTCCTTTTTAAGTACAAATCTTCTACTACCTTTCTTAGTGACTAAATATTGATTGTATAAATCTTGATTTTCTTTTTGAAATGTATTTTTATCAAACACAACCCTATCTTTTGTCGACCTCCATGTAACAATCTGGCTACCATTATGCATTAATATCTGCTTATCCTCTAAGGCTGTCATTAACTTTAGCTTTAGATGTTTAATCTCTCTATCAGCCTCATTTTTTTGTTCGTAATGGTTTCTAAGGTTATGAACTATTCCATGAATATTTTCATCAGCTTCTAATACATCCTCCTCAGAGATTTGATTAAATACTTTATTTGCATCCTCAATGTTCTGACATTCAGGTGCTACATTACCTTCTACATTTATTTTCCAAAAATCAACTAAGGCTGTTCTTAGTTTCTTAATAAACTTGTTATCTCGATTGTATTTTTCAATAATTAGTTGCTTATCAAAACCCATAGACAAACTTGCAAAGTAAATAGATGGGCTGTTTGTTACCATCATTTGATGCTGTAATTGCACAAAATAATGGTCTGGTATCTCGCCATCCCATTTTTTTGCTGTTGTCTTAAACTCAACTGGTATTTTTTCACCCACAACCATTCCATCTAGGTTTGTAGTTATATATTTATACTCTGAATCAATTCGTATTTTATTATCTTGCTTAACCTTCATACCAGTTTCTTTATAAAATAAATCTCTTAATATAGGCTCCATTTCTCTACCTAAATACATTGCAAGATTATCATCTTTAGGCTGGAATCCATTTGTTAACTCTGACCATAAATCAACTGCTGTCATCCAAGGATGTAGACCTAGAACTGCTGCTGATTGAGATGCTCCGATGCTAGGATTATCTTTTCGGTCTAATAGCCACTCATCGTAATCTTTTGGTGCTTTTCTATATGTCATTATATCTCCATGTTCTGTTATGCTTAAATTACTATAGTTTACGACTAGGCGCAAGTTTAATCTGGTATAACAAGCTCAACTTCATGTGCATGAGCTACATTGCTAGTGGATTGATTGTTCATTAATCTAAATTTATTAATCAAAGTATTAAACAGGCTTATAAAATTATGCATATCTTGAGGTTTATTACTTACCATCTCTTTGTAATCTATATTAGCCATAGCTTGGGTCATCCTCATCATCTCTACCATCATCGCTGTACTAATATAATTTAATCCTTGGTGTAGTGTGGTTGCTCTTTGTGCCATTATCTCCTCACGTTTAAGCCACCAACCCCTTAATGTACTTGCTGGTATACCTACCATCTGTTCAACCCTCGAATATAAAGGTGCTAAATCACCAGTAATTTTATCTTCATTTTGGAAAGCTTCTAAAAACATTAAAGCAAAATGTTGCTCATCAATTCTATACTTTCCATTTTTCTTAGCAAGTAGAGGTTCTCCATCAAAAACTGGCTCATCTAATTCTAATGGTTTCATATTTTCAACAGCTAAACCAATAGACTTGCCTTGTTCTTTTACAAATTTGATTTCACTTTCATTTTTAGAATAGTTTATTTTTTGTTTTATTTTATCTGCTTTTAATTTATCCATGTCTAAACTTACTTAGTTTCCGCATCAATTGAAAACTCTTCATAAGCCTCATCTAAATCGTGCTGTACAATACCAATATACCTTAGTGTGTGGTCTGGGTCGGAGTGGTTTAACAGCCTCATAACTAATGCGAGGTCTTTAGTTTTATTATAAATATTATATGCTAATGTTTTTCTCATTGAATGTGTACCAAATTTAGTAACTCCAGATTTTAAAGCTGCCTCACGAAGTAATGAATAAGCTCTAACCCTATCCAAAGCATTTGCTGGATTTTTTAATGAAAAGAATATCCAATCCTCTGGCTCAAGTTCATAAAATTGGACATAAGATTCTAGCTCTGGTCTAATAACACTATTTAGCTTAATTTGCTTTAATCTTCTATTCCTATTTTTAATAGTTTTGCTTTCAAACAAATCTAAATACTCTTTTAAGGTTCCATCGGTATTAAATAAATATTTAACTTTCATTCGTAAGATGTCGCAAATCCTTAAACCAGTATTAAGTCCAAATTTTAAAAGCAATGGGTCACGTTTATTACCTTTCTTTTCTAAAACATTAATCATCATAGCTATTTTTCGTATATCTTTAACTGGTTGTACGGTCATTTTACTCTCTCTTTATATGTTAAATAATTCATATTGGTTAAATCTATTTTCAGATATTTTGATGTACTCTGGATTCAATTCAATCCCTAACCATTTTCTATCCAATTTTTGAGCCACATATCCAGTTGTCCCACTACCAAAAAATGGGTCTAAAATTATATCACCTTTTTTACTTCCTGCCTTGATACATAGCTCAGGTAATTTCTCAGGAAATACAGCAAAATGTGCATCTTTATATGGCTTAACATTAATAGACCAGACTGACCTTTTATTTGCTCCTACTTCTTCACCATAATGAGGTTTGTCTCTTATTGCATCTGAATCATAATAGTATTTAGGTGACTTACTTAATAAAAATATATACTCATGTGCTTTTGTGCATCTATCTTTGACAGATTCAGGCATAGGATTAGGTTTGTGCCATATTATGTCCTGTCGTAAATACCAACCATCTTGTTGTAATGCAAATGCCACTCTCCAAGGAATACCAATTAAATTTTTAGGTTTTAATCCTTTAACTCCTCCTGAATGTAAATGCTCGACTTTAGAAATACCTCCATATTTGTGAGCATCTTTTCTACCTACTTCGCCAGAACTAGCATAACTATCGCCAAGATTTAACCATAATGTACCATCATCTTTTAATACTTTCTTAACTCCTCTAAATACTTTCACCATATTTTCTACATACTCTTCAGGTGTTTCTTCTAATCCCAGTTGAGAGTCTTTTCTAATTGCACCGCATCTTTTACACTTACTTTTATATATAGCATCACTAACCCCACCCATTTCATCAAAGTTTTTATGACCTGTAATTGTTTTATCAGATTTCTTAGAGTCTCTTTTATGACTACAATTAGAAACCCCACCTACCCATTCAGCAGTTCCATAATCTCGCAACCCCCAATAAGGTGGACTTGTTACAACACATTGAACAGAGTTTGCTTCAATGTCTTTTAATTTATCTAGTACACTCCCTTGTAAAATATTATTCATAGTTTCCTTTTAAAATTTACAGCCACAAGAGGAGAGACTTGCGGAGTCCTATACCGAGGTAAGGTAGAATCCTCAAGTGACTGTTTATATTATAATTTAATCAGACTCATTCTTCTCATAACGAGATTTAGTGTATGCTCTTTTATTTGCTTTATCTATTAATCCAAGCTCTAATAAATCATGTGCAGCTCTGCCAAACATCCCTTGCAAAGTCCAAACTAATTCAGTATCTACAAGTATCTGCCAAGCAACCAAAGTCTCTTGCTGAGATTCAGGTTCTATCCAACCCTCTGCAATACCAACTGCATCAAATTGGTTCATCTTAGAATATGATTCAAGATTTCTTAAATTCTTATTTATGTTTAATACCATTTTAGACTCCTAATTTGCAAGAATTCATAACAACAATAATCATACTAACTCCAATTATAAACGTAACTACAAATGCAGTTATGATTGAAACTTCAATTAAAGATTCTATAATATTTTTTTTCATTACTTACCTCCTTTTAATCTAAGTTCACTAACAAAGTTTTCATCCAAAACTTCTATCGCTGTTTTTAAACTACCAACATCTGTTATAACTGTTTTCTCTATTGTTAAAAAATTTAAATCTAGTGGATACTCACTACTTTTACTTTTTTCTATTTCTTCTTTTGCTGTCTTTACGCAGTCTATTAAACTTTTATTATAGGTACTCCCTAAATACCTATTTTTATAACGTACTATATATGCTTTATCCATTACTTACCTCCCCTTTTTGACCATTACACAATTTAGAATTACTGCTTCAAGTCTTTCAATTTAATCATTACACTCCCCCTCTTATATCATGTTGAGCTTTAGTATATCCATTATCTCCAATATCCGATGAGTTCGCCATTATATCAATCCCTTGTGGTAGCTGAAATCCTTTTGTTATTCCAGCTTTTTTTAATCTTTTTTCTACTTCAACATCATATCCTTTTCTATCATAATTTCCACCCAAAGCTATAGTTATTTTATCGTTATCGTTTAAGTGAATTGTAGCACGAAACTTGACATCTTCCAATGCTTTAACAATTTTGTCAAACATCTTCTTGTTTTGTTTTTCTTCCATTGTAGATTTATGAGGTAGTTTTTTTAATTTCAATAAACAAGGTTTATACATTTTGTTTCTCCATGTATTTCATTTGTTAACTTAGTTTACTATTGTTTACGTTCTGATGCAAGGACTCATTAACTCTCCTGAGCGCAGTCCTTTCGTCAATCTGCCAGTATGCACCTCTATGGTAATTCCAGTACCCGCCATCAGTATCTATGTTGATATAACGTCTGGTGGCTATGCTCTTGTACAGGTTGATTTCACCAATAGCACCCTTTCTGCTGTCGCTGTTTACAACTGCGCCCATGTGCATATAATCACAGCAGTTTATTTCATTGGGTTTTCTTTCGCTGAGATTCTCCAGAGGAACCCAGTTTATGGTTGTGCTTATTTTCATTACTTACCCCCTAAAGCCTATTGCCAATAAATTTAAATAAATCATCTACAGGCATGCCATCTTCATCAAACCCATCTACACCATATCTATCTAAATAAATATATTCATCAAAAGTTATGCGACCATTAGCATGCTCTAAACAGACATTAATCTGGTGTTTAACCCATTTATTTAGAATAGACTTAACCTTCCTTTTTCCTAATCCTTTTAAAATAAGTTGATTCATTACTTACCTCCTAGTTCTTTTATATCAGCAACTAAAACTTTAGCTATTTGATAGTAATCAATATTATAGTAAATATCTAATTTATCTTCTTTACTAGAGCTATCAGTAAACATTGTACCTTTACCACTTTTAGCTATAGCCATTGTATGCATCCAAGATTTTAATAAGAATGCAGTTTCAATAACTGGATTTTCAGTTCTAGCAATTTGGATTCTAACAATTTCATTAGCTTCTAAATAAGCTGGCTCATAATTATCAATAAAAGCTTTGAAAGTAAAGGTTGACCAGTTATTATATCCATAATAGTCATTTGAATCTTTATTTGTATTTTCCATTTGTTTCTCCATGTGTTTCATTTATTAACTTAGTTTACTATTGTTTACCTTAGTATACAAGTATTATTTTATGATGCGTACTGTTCATCTATAAAATTATAATAAATACTTAAGCAATTATTATAGGCATTTTCTTTAGTCACCTCAAATAATGTAAAGTCTTCTTCGACTAATTCTAACTGACCATTGAATATCTCATATTTGCCAGTTGAGATGTTTACTCTGATTAAAAACTCTTCACCATTAATTTCAAAATAATATTTATGCATTTTGTACTCCATGTTTGGTTAAGACTCTCACCGAAGTGAGAGTTTCGGGCATTCAGCCCATCATCAGTTAACCTTCTTTATTTACAGATTCTTTTACTACTCTCATTCCAACTTCGTGATAATTATCTGAATTAATTAATTTATTGTAAAGAATAACTCCAGCTCTTTTAGATTCAGCTACTTTCATTATTATTTTTTTACCATTTTCATCAGCAACATATACTTCCCATTTAGCTACCTTATTATCTAACCAGTTATTATACAGCTCGTCCTTAATATCATTTATCCAAGTTTCTGCAACCTCGCTAAAGTCTACATTGTAGTAGTCTACACCATAATCGTCTGAGGCTACATTCCGCAAGAATTGAATGACTTTTGCTTTATCATCTAAGTTATTACTGACAACATCTCTTATCTGGTTGTACAAGTTATAGTCATTGTTGCTAATCATGTGGAAATCCCATGTTGCCCAGTTAGCGTATCCATTATATTTTTTAGTATTATGCATTTTGTACTCCATGTTTAAGAATGGCATAATTGCCATAGAGGATAGGGCAGGACTCGAACCTGCCCAACTTCCAAACTATCCTATTTATCGTAGCTTACACCTAGTATATGGTCTGTTGCTTTGCTTGCTCTAGTGCCAGCCCAAACAATCCAATCTACATTATCTTCAAGCTTCGATTTCCATGAATTAATGTAGCTTGCGCTATTCTTTATTACTGATGTTCTATCTATATCGGCTATGGCACATAAATAAGTTGAACCTAACTCAGCTACTAATTCCTCTTTAGAATAGACATGAGACCCAAAAAAATGCTGACCAGTAACACCTTCTCTAGCTAACCTAGACTTATGCCCAGTTGAATGAACCAACTCATGAAAAAATGTAGAATAATACTCTTCGTCAGAAATAAACTTCTCAGCTCTTACCATGTGTACCTCGTCCTTAGATGGTAAGTAATGACATGAATCCTTTTGGTCATGCATAATTTGTGGTTTAGATTGATAGTTCTTTACAATCTCCTCACAAGCTTCAACAGGTGTAAAATCCCTTGCATCCTTATCCTCTTTAATCATTGGATAATACTTCTCAGGTAAGCCCTCACATTGATTAGCATTAAACACATTAAAACTAAATAGGTTGGGTAATGGTTTATAAGTACCTGAACCTTTACACTTGCCACAAGTCTTACCCGAACATCCAGAGGTTGTACCATAATATCCAGTACATTTTTCTGATGGGTTAAACTTCCAATATACTACAGGATAAGACTTTTCACCTTTCTTAACAGCTCCACCTAATTTAGAAGCTTGACCATATGTAAGAAACCAAGGACTCTCATAACCTGCACAGCTAAGAATACTTAAGTTTGTACCTCTGTACACTTTATTAGATGATACTGAACGTGGTGCATTTGCCTTACCTCCTACCCAAGGTTTCTGCCAAGGTACAATACCTTCTTCTAAAAAGCCTAATATCCTGTCGTTAACTCTTTCGCATATTTTAGTATAATTTGCTTTATTCATTTTAAAACTCCATGTTTGTTCGTGCATCCCTTATTGGATACATCTAAACTTACACAGTTTACTTTAATTGTCAATACGTTATTTTATATAATGTTATACAATTATTATATATAGGTAGAATGATGTTGGCTTGGATGTCTTCATATATATATAGGTTAATAATTACATATTCTTAGAGGATAACACATAGGCTCATCTAGGTTAGGGTTCATGGATAGATTGATAAGTGTATGTCACTACACCTCACCTCCTATATAAAGAGAGGATACCATCCTTATTTTTTTTATATAACATTATAAGTATTATGTTATGAAGTTTCTCCTCGGTGGGCATATATAAAAGGTCAATTGGTGCTGTAATGAGCCATGATGGCATATCTAGAGGTTAAATGCTGGGTCAATGTGCGAGTATAAAAACATATGGTGTATCTCGACCCCCCCAGTCAAAGGGTCACCCCCCCTTCTCATATATATGTCTAGTATTGTTATATTTTAGGTGTTTTTAAATGGGTTGACATATGTTACTGATGTGTAGTAAAATAGGGTATGGTAGCTTTCGTCATAGGGTTTATTTTAGGTGTAGTCTTCATGTTTATAATATGTGGTACTGCCTTAGTAATAAGGGATGAGAAGGCTACTAGTAGTATAAACAAAATAAAAAGAGAAGAGAGGAATGTATGATTATTGAATTAGAGGAAAAGGATAGTTTCTGTGAGCATATTAATACAGAGTATCAGCCAGCAGAGAGAGATACGAATACACCAGAGTCTTTAACCTGTGTTGATTGCGGTGAGGATTTAGAATCACCTGAACCAGATTGGGATGTCCAAGTGTATAATAGTCCATTAGGGGCAGGTTTTGCTCAAAAAGACAATAAAAAAGGTTAAAAATGCTAGAGTTATTAAAGACAAGTGAGTTATGTGGCGTATTGGGAGTGTCTAGGCAATGCGTGTATAAGTGGAGGAATCAAGATAATCCTATCCCTACTGCTATTAATAATACAAGTAGTGGTGGAAAGTTAATTAGGTATAATTTAAAAGAGGTTATGGAATGGTTAAACAAAAATGGTAAAGAAGAGAGAGCCGAAGTTCTACGCACAAAAGAAGACTAAGTCTGGTCGTTATATTACGATTGCAGAATCGGATACAAGACAAGGGTTAATTGAACGTATTAAATTAGATAGTAACACATACAAAGAAAGAGAGAGGGAAGAAGATGGCAAAGAGGTATTTTGATACAGATATTTGGAAGAAGAGGTGGTTTAGAAGATTAACCCCTAAGTATAAGAGTGCGTGGTGGTATATAATAAGTCAATGCGACCATGCTGGTTTTTTTGAACCAGATATAGATATAATGAGTATATTTGTAGGTGAAGATATTGATGAAAAAAAGTTAATGGAAATATTTTCAGATAGAATTGAGTATTTAGAAAATGGGAAGTGGTTTATTCCTAAATTTTTACAATTCCAATATAAAGTGTCTCATCCAGACAAATTAAATCTTAGCAATAGAGTCCATAAGTCTGTCTATGACCGAATCAAAAAGTATGATAATTTATTTAGACCCTTAGATGAAGCTAGTAAGGGTCATACTAGGGTCATACTAGGGGCATCCAAAGAAATGGAAGGGGCTAAAGATAAAGATAAAGATAAAGTTATTAATAATAGTTCTATAAAAATAAAAAGAAAGGTGTTTGAAATTCCATCAGAAGAAATGGTTATCAATTATTGCAAAGAAAGGAAGAACTCAGTCAATGCTGTTAAGTTTGTTAATTTTTATATATCTAAAGGTTGGATGGTTGGTAAGAATAAAATGAAAGATTGGCAAGCAGCTGTGCGTTCATGGGAGATAGCAGACAAAGAGAACCTTAGTACAAGAAGCCTTGACTCCATAAGAAGTAATAGTAGAGCTTATGTGCAAGAATCAGATAGGGGAGGTAACGATGACTGGTAAATATAAGTTTAGACCTCATAGTGGTAAGCAAACAGAATTTTTAAAATCTACTGCTAACTGGATATTCTATGGTGGAGCAAGGGGAGGAGGTAAATCCCTTATGCTTGCTTGGAAAGCTGCATTAGTACCAAGGGTTTATCACTACGAAAGACTGAAACGAAAAATAGAGCTAAAAGAAGCGAAAAAGTTTAAAGCTGAGGGTAAGGCAGTTAAGACAGTTGTTGATGCTGTATCAATTGATTTTCCCGATTATATTGGTATTCTGATGAGAAGGACATTCCCTCAGCTTGAAAGAAACTTAAAACCTGAATGTGATAAACTTTATAAATTGTATAACGCTAGGTGGCAAGAGAGAAACAAATGTTATGTTTTTCCAAGTGGTGCTAAGATATATTTAGTCCATTGCCAAGATAGAAGAGCTTTGGATAACTACATTGGTGGTAACTACAATTTTATTGGAGTCGATGAGGCTAACCAATTTCCAGAAGATTGGATTGAGGAACTTTCAACATCAGCTCGTACAGATAATCAGTTGTTGCAACCTCAAATATGCTTAACCTCAAATCCGGGTAACATTGGTCATGTATGGTTAAAAAGAAAATTTATTGATAGATGCCCTCCAGTCCCATCTAAAACACCAAGATACAATGAAGAGTTTGATGTTTCTTTTCAAAATCAAAAAACTGGAAAACCTTTTATAGATGAAGAGGGTATTAGTTTTCATTTTATACCAGCAACTGTATTTGACAATCCAACTCTTTTAAAAAATGACCCTAACTATGTACGAAAACTTAAAAATTTAAATCCAGTATTAAGAGCTATGTGGTTAGAAGGTAGATGGGATGTATTTGCTGGTACATATTTTGATAATTGGAATCCAATGAACCATGTAATACCTAGTTCTTATTTTCAATTTAATGTGCATTTTAGAGTTAGCACTCATACCCTTTACAGATTTTATGACTATGGTACTAAAGCTCCGTTTGTCTGTTTGTTTGCGGCAGTAGATAGAGACCAAAATATGATAATATTTGATGAAATAACAGAAACTGGATTATCAGCCTCTAAACAAGCAAGTTTAGTAAATAAATACACATGGGATACTTATAAATTAAAACCTGAAGACTTTGATGACGATATTGCTGACCCAGCTTATTGGACAAAACATTCTGAAAAAGAAGGGATGCTATATTCTCCAGCTGATTTTTATGGGGATGATGGAATTTATTTATCAAAAGGAAATAACGATAGAAAGTCTGGTGCTAAAATTGTTTATGAAGGTTTAGAACAACCAGACGAAGGATTTCCTCGAATTAGATTCACAGAAAATTGTTTACAATGTATAGAAACATTCCCTAATTTACCATCAGCACAAAACGACCCTGAAGATATTGATACGAAAGCTGATGACCATCATTATGATGCTTTGAGATATGGAGCATTAAAGGTCTTGCCAAGCCTTGCTATATATGAAAAACGTAAAAAAGGATGGCGTTTTAGACAAAATGATAAAAAATCAAATGAAAACACAAATTGGAAAACAGCATAATGGCTAAAGATGCGTATACTAACGATTCACCTTCAGGCTCACAATATGCAGCAGGTATACTATCTAAGCAAGCTGATAAAGTTTTAAAGTCATGGAAGTATAGTAGAGATTCATTTGAAATTGCAAGGAAAGATTCTGAGAAGGCAGTAAGATATGTTAATGGAGATACCTTTACTTCTCAAGAAAGAAATAACGCTAAAAAATACAAGAAACCTTTACTTAAATATAATATAATTACCCCTATAATAAGTACGTTGGTAGGAAACGAGCAATTAAACCGAAAGACTGCAAAATTTAAACCAACTACAATTGAATCTGTAGAAGTAACAGATATATTGCAAGGCAGGTGGAATGCAATTATTGATGAAGAAGATTTAGAAGATAAACTTCAAATAGCTTTTATCGATGCTTTGTCTACAAAACTAGGTGGTTGGATACAGAGAAGTTGGGAGATAAACGAAGAAGGTTATCTTGATTTTAAATACGATGTGCTAAATAATTTTCGTGTATATATAGACCCAGAAACAAGAGCAAATGATTACGAGCTAAAACATTGTAGGTGGCTTGTAAAAGAAGGATGGGAGTCTTTAGACGTTATAAGTGAACAATATAGTATTGACCCTCACGATATGAAAGTCGAAAGGTCAAAGGCGTGGTATCAATCTTTATCTGAAACAATAAGAAGGATGACAGACAAAACATATTCTTCAAATCTTGAAAATTATGATAAAATAAATGACAGGTATCGTGTTCTTGAAATGCAAGAGCGTGTCACGATGAAAATGGTTAGTTCTTTTGATGGCAATGATTATAAAATAATGACTCAACAAGAATATAAACGAGCTGAAAAAGAAAATCCAAGTTTAATGGTTGTGAAAAGATTTAATAGAGACCAAATACACACAACAACAATTATTCCTTATTTTAAAAATTTAGTAGTTAAAGACGAAGATATGGAAAACCCAACGTCAAATTTTGATTGTTTTCCTGTTTGGAGTTATAGTTACAATGTTCAAATAAATGAACAGACATCACTTGTTGACCATTTATTAGACATACAAGATGATGTAAACAAAGCTAAGTCTCAAGTAAGAGACTATGTAACTCAAATTTTATCAGGTGGTGTTTTTATTGATAAACGTGAGAAAGAAACAATAAAGGCTTTGAAAGAAAAAGGGAATCAACCTAACATGGTTTATGAGTTAAATAACCCTGCAATTCTTCCTCAAAGACTTTCACCCTCTTCCTTGCCACCAGACATTATGTTAAATGCCGAAAATAGTGTGGCTTTTGCTCAAAGAGTTTCATTGGTATCAGAAGCAATGAAAGGAGAAACGGCACGAAGTGGAGAGTCAGGTGTTTTATTTGAACAAAAAGTACAAAGAGCTGCGGCCGCAATAAACCCATATTTTAAAAATTTAAGTAGATTAAGAAAAACTTTAGCAAAAGATTTTGTAGACAATTTTAACTATGTCTATTCGGAAATGGATAGAGTTATTCGTGTTAAAGAAGAAGGGAAGTTTAATGAAACAATAATGAACCTTAGTGTTGGCTCACAAGTCTTTAACGATGTTCGTAACCCCTCATTGTATGTTGAATTAGATGAGGGGGAGAGCAACATAACTCAAAAAGAAGATAACTTCAACCGTATGGTTGCAATGGCAAACTTAATAGGTTCTATTAACCCTCAATTAGTTGATGTTAGAACTTTAGTAGAGAATGCACCAATAACTGGTTCTGAAAAATTCTTAGAATACATAGACCAAACAATGCAAATGCAATCAGAGTCAGCTCAAAGGCAATCTGAATTAGATTCAACAAAACAGACGTTAGATAATATGAAGACAGAACGTGGAATGGTTACAGATGAAGAAAAGATAAGGTTGGATGCACAAAAACAAGGTGTTAGTTAATGGCTGCCAAAAAAAAGTATACTGCTGCATGGCAAAAAAAATCTGGAAAATCTAAAACTGGTGGATTAAACGCAAAAGGTAGGGCAAGTTACAAAGCTCAAACTGGTGGAACATTAAAGCCTCCAGTAACATCTAGTAACCCAAAAGGTAAGCAGAAATCGAGAAAGTCAAGTTTCTGTGCTAGAATGTGTGGGATGAAGAAAAAACTAACAAGTGCTAAAACAGCTAACGACCCTGATTCTAGGATTAATTTAGCTTTAAGAAAATGGAAATGTAGATGTTAATAAAAAAGGAGTTGTTATGAAAAGAGGATTATACGCAAATATAAACGCTAAAAAGAAAAGAATTAAAGCTGGTAGCAATGAAAAAATGAAAAAAGTTGGAGCAAAAGGCGCACCAACTTCTAAAGATTTTAAAGATTCTGCTAAAACAGCAAAGAAAAAAGTTTACAAAAAAGCATACTCAAGATAAAATGAATAACCCATTAGCTAAATTAGTAAAATGGCAATTATCAACTGGTCAACTAGATGGTTGGACAGCTTACCATATTGGCGCAGGAGCTTTTTTTTGTAAAATATTTCAATGGTTGGACTGGAGTTCTTTTTGGTGCGTCATGGGAGTTTTTATAATAGGGGTTCTTTGGGAAATCTTTGAAGTATTTGTCGAGGGAACTTCTAGGACTTATGGAACTAAAAAAAGATGGGCGTACAATACAATGGCTGATATTGTGGTAGAGACTGGGATGGCATTGTGGATGGTAATATAGTAATAAGAGATGAGCGAGGATGCTAAGACTGCGAGAAGTTATAGGGCTGATGTTATTGACGATAACTTTTCTATTCATCTTAATATTAAGTGGTTATTTCAAATATTATTTCTTGTTTGTAGTATTAGTTACTATGGTTTTAGGATGGAGAATAGGATTCAAAACCTTGAAGATAAACTTGTTAGTGCGGATACAGTTATTGAGGATTTATTGGCAAAACATACAATTGAAGAAGCTTCGAAAAGAGCAGAGTTAGAAGACAAGGTAAAGTTCTATGAAAAAGAAATTTCGTTAAATTTAAATCCTATGAATTGGGGAAAAGGAAAAAAGAACAAATAATGACTTTCAATAATATTATAAACATACCTATTATTAAACACGATAAAATTGTTGAAAAGGACTTTGAAAACAAAGTCAAGTACACAAAAGAAGATTCATTAAGGAATATATACAGAGCAAAGAGAAGTAATATAATCAACAAAGGAAAGAAAAATGGAAGAAACCCAAGATAACAAAGCACAAGTAGACCCAAATTTACAAAAAGAGTTAAATGCACTTGACAATCAAATTACCCCGAAGACTCAAGAAAAAGAAGAATCCGAACCTACTGTTCAATTAATTGAAAAAGACGGTGAGTTGTATATTAACAGCACATCAGGTGATGATGATAATGACGCAGACCCTCAAGGGGGAGAATCAAATCAGGACTTATCAGAATCAGATGATAGCACCACCGATAAAAGTGAACAAACATCTCCGTTCCACGACAAGTCAAAAGAAGACCTTGTTAGCATGGTAGTCAACGCCCAAAAGATGATTGGCGACCAGTCTAGCGAAATTGGTCAACTTAGACAGTTAACAGCCGATGACGATAATTTGTCTGAATCTGAACTTTTGGAACGACTTAGTGCAAACGATGTTCAAGACGCTATCTCTACTGAGAAAGTTAAACTGGAAGAAGTTGACCCATATGACATAGACGCTGTGGAAACACAGAAGACACTCATAAGGGAAATGGAAAACGACTTGATAAACAAACGCACACAAGAACATCTAGAATCGAGACTTAATGGTCGAGATAATGAAGCCTTTGTTTCTACAATGAAAGAAAGGTTTAATACGGATGGGATTGAAGTATCTGATGATGAGTTCAATGCTGTAAGTGAACTGGCGAAGGGATATACTGAAAATGGGCTGTTAACCGAGAGAGCCTACCACAAAGCCATGATTGATGAGTTTGGGGTAGGGAAGGTAGCTAAAAACTACCAGATGGCAGGAGAGCGAAAAGCTAGACAAGACATTCAAAATGCTTCAGCCAAGCAGACAGAGAAAGTCGATGTAAGAGGTACTGGCAAAAACGCTAAACTTATTCGTGTTGCTGACATGAATAAAAAAGAACTCCGCAGCACTCTCGATAATTTATCAGTAAGCGAACTTCAAAAGTTATATGGACAGCTTAATAACTAATAAATAAAAACATAACGTAAGTTATAAACTATAATGAAATAAGGAGTTTTAAATGGAATCTTCACAATCATTTATTGCAAATGTAGAAATTCTAAACTCATTGTTAAGGAAAGAAAGTTGGTATAATACTTTCTGGGCAAAATTCTCTGGAAATGTGGATATATCCTCGGATGACAACGGTAACACCGTATACACTCCATCAGGTAATCCAATGGAAATCTTAAGCGACTATGTTGCTCAAGGTAGAGACAATATGCTTATTCCTTTCTTGAGTGATTTAACAGGCTCACCAGTATATGGTGATACTGTGCTAAAAGGAACAGGAGAAGACCAGTCTATGAGATGGTTGCGTGCATACTGTAACCAGTATCGTAAAGCAGTTATGAAAAAGTCTGGTTCAATGAGTGAACAACGTCAAAAAGTGTTCAAGTTAATGGACGAAGCAAGACCTCAATTAGCTAAATGGTTTACTAAATGGGAAAATCAGTCGGTATTTCAATCCTTCTACGAAGGTGTATCGCCAAATCTTTCTACTGGTACAGCCTCTGATGGTTTAGGACTTGTCCGTAGGTATCATCCAAACTGGTATATTAATGCTACAGCTGTACTAACAGCGGTTGGAGCTGAAAAATCAACTAAAACTAATGCTGAGTTAGATGCTGCTATTGGTATGACTGCTGGTGCGGATGCAACTGCTAACACAGCAATGACTGCTGGGTTACTACGACAGTTACGAGTGAAGTGTATGTCTCTTAAAATACCTCACATGGAAACTGTTGATGGTCATCATTTCTATTGTATTGTGATGCATCCATCTCAACTTGCAAGTCTTCAAGCTGATACTGATTACAAAGAAGCTCAGAGATATGGTTTTATGGGTTCAGGTGGAACTAAAATGCCAGAAATAACTGGTATGGCAGGTTACTACGCTGGATTCTGTATCTTTGAAGATATTGTTGGTATTCGTGAATGGGATGAAGCAGGGTACTTCTTTGGTTCGACTGTTTCTAGTCGTTTTGAAGACTCAGCTGTAACACTAGCAAGTGGAACATTAAGAGTTCGTAATGCTATAGTCTTTGGTAAAGGTGCTATGGGTAAAGCAATTGCAGAAGACCTTCATTTCACTTCAGAAATAGACGACCATGCAAATACTATCGAGCTTGGTGGTGCAGTTATTAACGGTTACAATCGTGCAGAGTATTATGTTGAAGGCGATGCCTTAGAAGTAAGTGGTGACGCTTTCTATAAAGGAAACTCTTCATCAGATGATGCAGCTGTTTTAGCCGCAATCAATACTGGCTCGCTAATAATAGCGACAAAGGAGTAGAATATGAAAAGTTCAACAATGTATAAAAATGCATATTCAGATGAAACTATTGCAATCTCAGCAAGTGGTAATTACGATTATAGTGATGAGCCTTGGCATGGCGGAGACAAGACAATTCTTGTTAATGCGGCTATGGCAGATGGCACTTTTATCAGATTGCCAGAAGCAACTACTTCAAACACAGGTCTTCATGTAAGAGTTGTGATGGGTATTGCTTGTGCAGACGACCTTGCAATTGGCTTTGTTACAAGTGTTATCCAAGGTGGTGCAACTGCACTTGGTGATACTAATGAAGCGGCTTCTCCAGCTCATGCTTCGGCAATAGCTGACGTTGCGGATGCTTTCAATAGTGTACGTTTTAATTTAGATACTGTAGAATCCGCTGGTGGTACTGGTGGTACAGTTTTAGATTTTTACTATACTGGAACTGCTGATAAAGTAGTTTACAGAGGTGATTTAATCTCTGAAATTGATGCTCCGACCTTGACAGCTCATTTTAGCACAGATGCTGTTAATGCATAATAAATAACAATCAAAAATTAGGGAGGTAATAGCCCTATATAAAGATTGACTTAAATAGCGATGTTTAGGTATGTTAGGGGGGCTTTTTTAGCCCCCTTAATAATTTAACAGAGTGTTCACGGTCTACCAGACCTTTAAACTCGACTCAAGGAGTGAATAAATGGCAAATATTAATAAGTCCAACGCAATCCACAATTTTTCCGTACAAGAGAATGTATCTGCAAGTTTTGCGTTAGAATACGTTACGTCGGCAGATGCAACCCCTTCTGGTGCGTTTGCAACTGGGGCTAAAGGTGTTCCAAGAGGTGTACTTGTTGCGGCTCAAATTGGAGGTAGTGGTAATTTAGTTATAACTTTTGGAGATGATTCTACTTCAAGTTTAACTAATGCTCAAGCAAAAACAGTTTTTTTAAAGGGCGTTATTCTTCCATTAGCAATAAAATCTTGGCAGTTTAGTTCAGCTGAGACTGCTTTTTCACTATTAGCAATGTACTAAGGAGTAGGATATGAAATTTACAAGTTCAGCACATTTAGTTGGTGGTGGTACAATATCTGGAGATTTAACTAT